TAATTCAGATGCAGTTGTTGATTTTGGTTCGGGTACTAAAGATGTATTCTGTACACTACCTGCTTCTAAATCAGTTTATTTAGATGCAAGTGGAAATACGGTTAACGCAGCGGGACAAGGTTTTGCGATTGCTATGGCGGTAGCTCTCTGATATAAGGATAAAATATGGCACAAGATTTTAGAAACAGTTTAGTAAGAACAATCGGAACAGGCGACACTACTCTCCATACAGGCGGAGATTATGATGCAGTTATAGGTATTAGATGCTGTAATATTTTAACCACAACTATTACAATTGATGTTAAAATTGCAAAAGGCGGAGCCGACTACTTTTTAGCAAAAGGAGTTGTGATTCCACCAAATTCAGCTATTGAATTAATTCAAGGTGGCGCTAAGATTGTTATGGCTAGTGGTGATGTATTAGAAGCAGTTAGTGATACAGCAAGTTCACTAGATGTTTGTGTATCATACATCGATACAATTAGTTCATAGGAGGAATTATGACGGCAACAATTAATGGAATCCAATATATAGGAGGGCAGTATAGCCCTAATGAATTTATACCTAATCAAGCGGCAACGATTGATGGGACTCAAACAGTAGAGAATGCAGTTCTTGCAGGACCTATTACTTTACCAGGTACAGTTACAATAACAGGAACGGTGGTAATCGTTTAATGAGTAAAATTAAAGTAAATACAATTGCACCAAGATCAGGATCCACAGTCACTTTAGGTGAAAGTGGTGATACTATTGCTTTAGGTGCGTGTGCCGCACAAACAGGATTTGGACGAACGGGTACCGTGGATTGGTGTGCAACTGCTAAAACTTCTCCCTTAACAGCAGTTTCAGGAAAAGGATATTTTATTAATACTTGTGGAGGAGCTGTGACAGTTACATTGCCTTCTTCTCCAACAGCAGGAGACATTGTATCCATAAAAGATTATAAAGGCACAGCAGGGACTAATAATATTACAATTGGTAGAGGTGGCTCTAAAATAGCAGGTGGATGTACTGCTTGTGGATTGATAAACACAAATAATGCATTTGTAACATTAGTTTATGTAGATGGAACACAAGGATGGCTTCCTACCGATGATTCAAATTCAGAGATTTCAGGATCTTTAATTTATATTACTGCTACTGGTGGAACAATAGCAACTGTTTGTACAAATTATAAAACCCACACTTTTACATCTACGGGAACTTTTACTGTATGTACAGCAGGAGTAGGACCAATTGAAGCAACAGATGTTTCTTACACTGTAGTTGGTGGCGGAGGCGGTGGTGGCTGGTGTACTGGTGGTGGAGGAGGAGCTGGAGGATTTAGAGAAGCTAAAGTTTCAGGCGATCCTTATACAGCAAGTCCCCTTGCATCAGCAAGCGGAATAACAGTTTCAGCAACATCTTATCCTATAACAATAGGTGCTGGTGGAGCAGGAGATGGTGGTCCAGGAGCTTGTGGAGGAGCAACAGGAAGTGCTTCAGTATTTTCATCAGTAACAAGTGCTGGTGGTGGTGGAGCAGGATCAAGGGGTCCAGCACCCAATGCTGGAAAAACAGGAGGATCAGGTGGAGGATCTGCTAATAGTAGTGCTGTAAACGCAGCAGGTAATACTCCCCCAACAAGTCCACCTCAAGGACAACCAGGTGGAGGTGGAGATCCAGGTCCTGCTAATTATACTGGAGGCGGTGGTGGAGCAACAGCAGCAGGAGAAAATGGTCCATCAGCTTCAGGAGGAGGCGATGGTGGAGCAGGAGCAACAACTTCTATAACAGGTAGCCCAGTAGCCAGAGGTGGTGGCGGTGGTGGTGGTAATGGTTATCCAAGTTTACCGGCAGGAGCAGGAGGAGCCGGTGGTGGAGGAACAGGAGCAGGTCCAAGTGGAGGACAAAGTGCAGGAACAGCTAACACAGGTGGTGGAGGTGGAGGTGGTTCTCACCCTTCTTATCCAACAGTACCAGGTGCAGCAGGTGGATCAGGAACAGTTATTATAAGGTATAAATTTCAATAATTAATTATGGATTTACTTTTAAAAATAAGTATAATATAAGGAGAAACATTATGGCACATTACGCAAAATTAGGAGCAAACAATAAAGTTATAGCGGTTCACGTCGTGAATGACAGTGACTGTATGAATGCTGATGGCGTTGAAGATGAAGAAGTAGGTAGACAGTTTTTGGAAAGAATCCACAATTGGCCACTTTGGAAAAAAACATCTTATAATACTCACGGCGGACAACATAAAAATGGCGGAACACCTTTAAGAGGTAACTATGCGGGTATAGGTATGACTTATGATGAAGATAATAATATTTTCATTAGTAATAAACCTTACGCTAGTTGGGTTCTAAATGTGGCAGAAGCTAGATGGCAATCACCAATAGGTGATGCACCTGCATTATCAGAAGAAGAAAAAGATACGCACGTTTATACCTGGAATGAGTCTTCTGGGGTTTGGGACAAAACGGCTCAATAATTGATCTAGATCAATTCTTTTTAATCACATTGACATTTTATAAAAAATGACATACTTAGAGTATAGGTATGCACAAGAAAGTATTAACAGAAGTTGATTTATATTACGGCGCTATCAATACGCCTAAAGGATTTGAAATTAAAAGAGATGTAATTAAGAATCAAATCTTAGACTCTTTTATAAAAGAAAAAAGAATAAGTGATAATATTAGAGATTATTCTTATTCTGATTATAAATTAGAATTTTCTCAAACTCATCAATGGTTACAAGATTATATGCGTGATCACTTTAGAAGTGAATATAATAAAACATTAATTAATAAATTATCTTGGGGAAATGTTTATGGTTATAACCAAAAATCTTTTTCACGCACAACTGTAGATCCAGTGGATTTGAGAAATGCTCCGGACTATACCTTTATCTATGGAGTTGATGTGGGAAAAGATTCTACTGGTGTTATTATTGAATATGATGACAACAGAAGAAAAGGAAGAACGTGGCATATATCTTTAAACAACAATGACTTTGTTATGTTTCCCAGCACTCAACAATATTTTATTAGTCCCAATAAATCTAAACAAATGAATATAATTTTAACTACAACTTATGAATATATCTAATTATTTTTGGTACTTTCAATCGGTTGTTCCACCTCGAATATGCGATATGATTGTGAAATACGGTAGAGCTGTTAAAAAAGACCGAGAAGTTCAAGCGATTACTGGTGGTTTAGGTAGAGATCGAGATTTAAAAGCACAGCCTTTAACTAAAGCAGAATTAAAAGATTTAAAAAAGAAAAGAGACTCTAATGTTATGTGGATGAATGATAGGTGGATTTATAAAGAAATCCATCCTTATATCCATCAAGCAAACAAAAATGCGGGTTGGAATTTTGAATGGGATTTTTCTGAATCTTGTCAGTTTACAATATATAAAAAAGGACAATACTATGATTGGCATTGTGATAGTTGGGATAAACCTTATTCAGAGGAAGGACCAACAAAAGGAAAGATTAGAAAATTATCGGTTACAGTTTCACTTACAGATCCTACACAATATAAAGGTGGAGAATTAGAATTTGATTTTAGACAAAACGATCCCGATAAAAAAAGAAAAATAAGAACTTGTACAGAAATATTACCTAAAGGTAGCCTAGTAGTATTTCCTAGTTTTGTGTGGCACCGCGTTAAACCCATAACCAAAGGAGAAAGGAATAGCTTAGTAATTTGGAGTCTAGGTTATCCATTTAAATAATATGCAAGGAAGTAATAATCACGTTAAATTTGATAGTGCTGCTTATTTTAGCACACCTATTTGGACAGCCCACGCACCAGTGTTTTTAAAAAAGATGTTAAAATTATCAGATGGATATTTAAAAGAAACAAAGAAAACTGTAATGGCTAAAGCTATTAAAGAAAGAGATAAAAAATTTAATGCTAAACTGGCGGATTTTGGTTTATCAAATCATTCTGGATCATTTAATAATGATCCTAAAGCTAAAGAATTTGTAGATTTTTGTGGTCAGCGTTCTTATGAATTTTTAGATTGGTGTGGCTTTGATATAAAGAATCATAGTTTACATTTTACAGAATGTTGGGTTCAAGAATTTTCATCTAAAGGAGGTGGGCACCACGATACCCATACTCATTGGAATCAACACGTTTCAGGATTTTATTTTTTGAAATGTAGTGATAAAACTTCAATGCCAGTTTTACACGATCCAAGACCTGGTGCTCAAATGACTAGACTTCCACAAAAAGATGGAAATAAAATTACATTTGCTAATGAGGCAGTACATTATAATATTAAACCTGGAATGATGGTACTTATTCCTGGATACACCCCACATCAATATCCTGTAGATATGGGACTAGAACCTTTTAGATTTATACATTGGAATATACAAGCTGTTCCATCCGCTATATCAAAAGAAACATCAATGAAGAAAAAGGAGACAAAGAAATGAGTTGGACCCACGAACAAACTAAAATGATTCACGAACTGAATGGTTCAGTATTTTCTAAAGACCCTGTTAATAAAACAATAGATCCAATGGATCCCATTGATGTGACAAACAAGAATTATATAATGGAATTTAAGAAAAGAGAATGTGGGCCAGAAAGATATAATGGCTCCTTAATAGAAAAAATAAAATATGATTATCTGATGAAGAACTGTGGCGATAAGATTCCTGGATATGTTTGTAAGTTTAGTGATGGTTCTTATTATGCGTGGAATTTAAAAAAACTTCCAGAGCCAGAGTGGTATTATAAAATGTTACCTGAGACTAGCCATTTTGAACGAAGTGGTTGGGTTAATAAGAAAGTAGGAAATTTAACACTAAAAGAAGGAGTAAAATTAATATGAATTTTAAAAAGAATAAGTATACGGTATTGAAAAAAGCAATTAGTCCACAACTAGCAAAATTTGTTTTTCAATATTTTATGTTAAAAAGAAAAGTAGCTAGAAAGTTATTTGATGAAAGATATATATCTCAATTTACAGAAGAATGGGGAGTTTGGAATGATAAACAAGTTCCTGAAACTTATTCTCATTATGGGGATGTAGCGATGGAAACGTTATTAACTTGGGTTCAACCTGCTATGGAAAAACACACAGGATTAAAATTAACTCCTACGTATTCTTATGCAAGGATTTATAAAAAAGGAGATGTATTAAAAAGACACAAAGATAGATATAGTTGTGAGATATCTACAACCTTAAATCTAGGTGGAGATAAATGGCCAATTTATTTAAGTCCTACAGAAAATGTGGGTATTCCAGATGGCAAAAAAATAATGGTAGAAAGTCAAGCCAAAGGAATTAAAGTAGATTTAAAACCAGGTGATATGCTAATCTATTCGGGATGTGAATTAGAGCACTGGAGAGAAGCTTTTGAAGGTGAAGATTGTGCTCAAGTCTTTCTACATTATAACCAAATTTCTAAAAAAGCAGATCAAAACCTGTTTGATAAGCGTCCTCATTTAGGTCTTCCATCTTGGTTTAAAGGGTGATATAGTTCTTAAATGGAGGCAG